GTTCGTGACGGCGAAGCTCAGATCGTTCGTGTTCTTCGATTTGACGTCGCCGCCGATGGCGATTGGCGCGATGGTGACGTTGAAGGTCCACTGGATCTTGCCGGTATTGTTCGGGACGAACTGGGCCGGCAGCGTCTCGCCCTTGTGGTCGAAGAGCCAGACGGCCAGACCGTCCTCGCTGAAGTCGTCGCCCACGGTGCCCTCGAACGTCCATGTTGTCGTGGTGTTCGTCTCCTCTGATCCGTCGAGGTAGGTGGTCGGGTCGTCGCTGCTGTTCGACGGGTTTAGCTGCGCCTTGGTCAGGTCGGCGCTGAAGTCCCTGCCGTTTTCGGTGTCGGTGATTTTGAAGATGCCTGGTCCGAGCGTGCGGATCTTTCCAGCCATGATTTTTTCCTTTCCTTGTCTTATTCGGTTTCCAGAGCGTTCAGCACGACCTGGTAGGCCGCCAGCGTGCCGGCTCCTGCGAGGTTCCAAGTCGCGGGCGTGGCCTTCTGGATGTTCAGGCCACGTTCGGCGAGCCGGTCGAGCGCTGTGAGGATGTCATCGACTGCGGATGGCTGCGTGGCCGGCGTGCCGGCGATGACGTCCAACGTCCAGACCGGTTCCGGCGGGCCCCATGATGGCCATTCCACGGTTGGCGGTTCGATGAACACCGCGACTTTGCCGGCCGCCGGGCGGATCAGTTGGGCGTCGATGCTGACGCTGCTGACCAGGCCATCGAGCATGTCGGTGAGCGTGTTCATCAGCGCGGCTCGTTGTTCCTGGATGTTCATGCAATCACCATGCCCCCGGTGAGCACGCCGGCGGCGCGGAGTTTCGGCCAGACCGAGCGGAGCGGGTCGGTGGAGATCCTGAACGGTTCCACAGTCGAATCGCCCACGTCCATCACGCCCAGGCGCGCGTCACGCATGTTGAACAGGTCCGCCGCGCAGGAGACGATGCAATCGGCCAGCAGATCGTCATCGACGGTGGCGGTGCCGACCGCGTGCGCGACGTATCGCTTCGCCGCCGCGAGTTTGACCGTGAGCCGTTCGTCCTCTCCGGCCGGCACTCCAACCTCGTCGCGGAGCCGTTGCAGCAGGATGTTGTCATCGATCATCATGCCGCGGCGAACTTCACCGGAATCAGGCCGTCCGCATGGGTCGTGGCCACCGCCATATACCCGTAGACGCTGTAGCTGTTGGTCAGGCCGGTCACGTTCCCGTCGGTCAACTGCGCCGGGCCGCCGGACTCCCAGACGGTCACGGCGGCGGGATCGATGAAACTGGCCAATCCGGCATCGGCGTTCGGCAGCAGCACGACAGGGACGCGCATGAACGTGCCGGCCACGCCGGTCAGGTCGAAACTTCCGATGGTGTCCGACCCGTCGCCGCTGAGGTTGAAGAACCGGTCACCGGTATCCTTGAGTTTCACCAGTGCCTTGAGCACGTCCTTGGAGACCGCGAGGCGCGTCAGCGACACGTTGCGGTCGTCGGCCAGTTCGGACGCGTCGATGATGAGCGACACCCAATCGTCGATGGTCATGTTGGCCAACTGTGGCGCGTCGATCTTGTTGGCGTTAGAGGATGCGTCGCGCTGCGCCTTGATCTCCGCGTACAGGTGGTCGCGCACTGCCTTCTCGGTGGCCTTCGCGTAGGCGTTCTGCAATGCGGTGATCGCGGTGTTGAGCATCGGCGTGGTGCTGCGTTCGATGGTCTGGCGGCTCAAAGAAGTGTAGCCGCCGTAGGTGTTGATGTCGGCGGTCTTGGTGCCGAAGGCGACTTTTCCGAAGGAAAGCTCTGAGCCTTCCGTCTCCTGTTTGCCGACGGCTGTGGTGTCGGAGGTCACGACATGGTATTCCATGCTCATGCCGGTCGCCGGGAGCGTGTCATGGGTCAGGAGCTGTGAGACCTTGCGGCGGTCCTCGATCAGTTTGAGGTCGTCGGCGATCCAGGTGGCGGTGTTGCCGGTGTCCTTGGTGGAAATCAGGTCGCGGCATTCCTTCATCACGGTCATGGCCTGTTCGTCGCCTCGCGCGAGGGCCTGCATGTATTCGCCGTGGCTCCGGTACGCCGCGCCGATGGCAGCCGGTGCCGGTTTCGCGCCCATCTTGCTGATCTCGGCCTTGATGCCGCGCTGTTCCTCCTGCATGGACTGGATCAGGTCCATCAGTTCGTTGTTGTTCTCCATGGTTTCCTTCCTTTGTTCCACGGCTGGTGCCGCTGATTTGGTCATTTTCGCGTTCTGGTAGGCTGGCCAGCTCACGATGCTGGTCTCAAGCAGACGGACCTTGCGGCGGTGGGTGATGCCGTCGCGGTCCTTCTGCGATTCGAGCGGGATGAATCCGACCGAGAAGCTGTCGAGCACGCCGTCACGTATCAGGGTCATGGCGTCGCGGCCGCGTGCCGTGTCGCTGATCCGCGCGGTGATGTGCAGTCCGTCGTCCGTGCTTTCCGCTTTGGTGATGCGGCCGATGGTCTCGCCGTGCTCGAAGCACAGTTTCGCCTCGTCAAGTCCCTCGAAAGAGCAATCACGGTCGAAGGTCTCCGCACCGTCCCATGTGTCGATGATGTCGCCGAACGGCACGGCGACGCCTTCCACGGTCGAGGTGCCGGAGTCGTCGGCGGAGCGGAGTGTCAGGCCCTTCCAGGCGATTGTGCGTTTCTCGATGTTCATTGGTCTTCTTCCTTTCCGAGTGCCGGCAGCCCTTCCTTGCGCCTCACGTCATCGACGGTGAGGAAACCGGCCTCGATGGCGGTCTTGTAGGCCGTGTAGCGGTCGCTCATGTTCGCGCGCTGCGAGCTGTCCCAGTCGAACTTCGCGGTCCGGCCGCGCGGCAGGAGCCGGTTGAAGATCTCCTCGATCTCGCCGGTGTAGGCCGCCAGCGTGTAGTCGGCGAACTCTATCCACGACTGTTCGATGTTGCTGTAGGTGAGGTTCGAGCCATCGACGGCGGCGAGCATGATGCTTGCCGGGATGCCGAGCAGACGGGCGATCTGCGTGGTGTCGAACTTCTGGGTCTCAAGAAACTGCAAGTCTGCTGGCTTAAGTGAGAGCGGCACGTATTCCAGGTTCTTGCCGACTACCTTGATGTCGCCGGCCTCGCCCGACGCCTTCCATGATGCCTTGGCCTGCTGCGCGGCTTCCTGTGTGATGTTCTCTGATGTGCGCAGATAGCCCTTGAGGTTCGAGCCGTCCGTGAAGAACCTCGCCTTGTAGTCGCGGGCGAGCTGCGCGGCATCGATCTCCTCGCGTGCCGCCGAGATGGGGCCGAGCCCGCGCAGTCGGCCGGGCACGTTGAGGAATTTGCTGTGCACGACGTCATCGGCGGTGTAGGCATGGCCGAGATAGGAGAACCGCAAGTCGGGGCGTGCCGGGTCGTCGCTTTCGTCGGTGACGGTCACGTATTGCGGCGGCAGCATCTCGCAGGTGACGATCTCGCCTTTCCAATCGCGCACGATGCGCGTGAAGGCGTTGCCGTCGAGCACGAGCGATGCCACGATGTCGGCGATGAAATCACGGCGGGAACGGGAGACGTCCGGCTGCAACACCATGGGGCTCACGTCCGGCAGGTCACGGCCGCCGCGCTGTTCCACGATCGGCAGGCCGGTGATGGCGGTCTGAAGCACCTGCACGCCACGGAACACGGTTGAGAGTTGCAACGGTTCGGTGGCCGGCCCCCGTTTCGGCGGCTTGATGCCGTCCGGCATGTCCGTGCCGTCCGCGCCGCGCGTGAGCACGCGTCCTGCGAGCTTCATTCGTTCCCAAAGATTCATGACGCCGAGGATATGGCCGTGGTTCCGTCACTGCCAAAAAAACGGTGACAAACGGTGACAAACGGTGACAAACGGTGACACGTCAGAAGATTTGCAACGTGCCGTCAGATGGCAGGTGATGCGCGCCCCACGCGGCCAGCATGCATGATTCGATCGGTGAGGTCAGCCCGGTGCTGCCGCGCCGTGTGACGCGCCATGCGTCGCCGCTCCACGTCCTCGCGCAGTTGGCCGCGCTTGCGTCGAGCTCGGTATCGGCGGCGTGGCGGATCAGCTTGTTCCGCAGGCCGCTGACGAATGCCTGGCCGACCGCGAGGTAGTCTGATGATTGCATGGCGATGAAGTCGATAAGCGGATCACCGGCTTCGTCGGTCATGGATGCGAGCCGGTCGTGCAGGTCGGCGTTTGGTCCCTTGCAGTCCATGACCAGGGGAGCGTGGTAGGTGTCGCAGATTCTCGTGATCTCGGCGGGTGCCATGCCGGTGCCGTCCAGGACTTCGAGCAGTTGCACGGTCACGGTGCCGTCCGTGTTGACGATCGCGGCGGAGACTGACGTGTTCGTGGCGTCCACGTCCACGGCGGCGGCGATCACCACGGGTCGGCCGTCGATCCGGTCCGGCGTGATCGGCGTGGCCAACGTGGATTGCCATAGCTGGTCGGGGATGACGCGCTCGGCCACTCCGTTGTCTCGCCGGTTGCCGAAGGCGCGCGCCCAACCGGCCTCGTTGCCGGCGAACTGCTCGCGGAAGTCGCGCAATTGGCGGATGTCCCAGAGCAGGCCGGCGGCGGGATGCCATTTCAGGATCGTCTGGAAGTCCTCGGGGTCGGCGTCGTCGGGGATGCCGAAATCGAACCAGCAGGTGCGTTTCGGCACGTTACCGGCGCGGAAGGAGTCGAGCAGGCCGTTGAGGAACGTGGAATCTGCCGTGCCTTCGGTCGAGGTTATCCAGATCTGGGGCTGGACGCCGGTGAAGTGCAGTCTCGTGTTCATGGTCGGTGCCATGCCGTCGAGGATCAGTTTGCCGGTCTCGTCGTCCAAGCTGAATGCCTCGTCGATGGTGAATTTGTCCATCTGCGTGCCATGGCCGGCCACTTTGGTCACGGCCAATGGGCAGATGAAGCTGCCGTTGCGGAAACGCTGCTCCATCCCGCCGTTGGAAAGCCTCGGCTTGAGGGCGAACGGCGCGAGCTTCGATTTTGAGAGCTGCTGCACGAAGTCCTTGAAATGCTTCTCGGCGTCCTTGCCGGTCTGCGCGAGGTAATAGATCTTCCGGTCTGGGCCGAGCAGAGCGTTGCGTGTGTCCTCGGTATCGATCAGCGTGCTCTTGCCGCACTGGCGCGGAGTGGAAAGCACCACACGGTCGTAATAGTACGTTCCGGTGGCAGGGTCGATTTCCCCGGCGACGTCGGCCACGTATCGCTGCCATGGCAGCAGCGGCTTGCCGAGCATCTCGGCAGTCCGTGCGACGATCGCGCCGTCGGTCGGCCGCGTTTCGTCGCGTTTCGTGCCGCCGCGCATGAGCATGGTCACAGTCCGGCCTTCGCGTCGGAGATGAAGTCGGTCAGCGTCGGGTCGAGCTGCGGCTGTTCCGGATACATCGCCTTGAGTTCCTGGAACCATGTGAGCAGTGATGTCATGTTGCGGCTGATCTCGCGTCCCTTGCTGTTCTGGATGTCGATGTTCCTGGCTATCGAGAGCATCGACTTGCAGATGTAGGTTGCTTCCGGCGTCAACGTCTTGCCATCCACGAAGCTTTTGATGAGATTCATGGTCGCCTGCTCCTGAAGGCCGCTGATGCCGTAGGGATGCGTGTATTCCTCGAAACCTTCCAACGTTCCTTGATTCATGATGTGTTTTCCTTGGTTTTCCAACGTTTTCATGCTTTTTGCATGGTTCTGGGGGGAGAAAAGACTTGGCGCGGGGTCTTTTGGGCGTCGACTGTTTAAAAAAGCGGGTCACCATCGCGGCCGAGCGGCCGGAGAGTCGCGGCGGAGTCCGAGAGCGGCGAGGCGTTGTCGTCTGGCGGCGAGGCGGGCGTCCACGGCCTGCTGTGTGAGATGCAGCGCGTACCACTGCTGCGCCGTCCGATACTCCTGCGGCGTGAGGTCGAGAGCGAACGTGGAATCGGCCGGTGTCTCGATGACGTGCACATCGTAGTCCAATGCCAGCCATTCGGCCAGCATGTCGGGATGGCGGCGGGAGCGTGGCAGCGTGCGCACCAGCCACACGTCCAACGGCTCCGAGCTCTTGGCCAGCGTGCGGGCCGCGCCGTCCCATGCCATCGCGGCGGCGAGGCGCAGCCCGTCGGTCGCTTTGGATTGCGTCGGGCACAGGTCGCGCAGCAGACTGTCGAAGCTGACCACGATGCTGTCACGGCGGAGCATGGACTGCATGGCCATGCCGAAGTCTGCGCGTGGAGGTCCGATGACCGCGTGCAGGGTCGCGCCGTATCCGGACAGCACGCGGTCCTGGCGCATCGCGTTGCAATGCTTGCATGCGCGGCGCAGGTTGGCCACGGTGTCCCTGCCTCCGTGGCTGTACGGTACGATGTGGTCGTCCTCGGTCGCGGTGATGGAGCAGCCCGGCATGCCGAGCCAGCACCGGTTGCCGTATGTGGCGATGACCTTCGCTCTGATGCGTGGATCTACGGTCTGTCTTCTCATGCTTTGCCTTTCTCTCGTTGGGTGAGTATCCAGCCGTTCACGTCCTGTTCGGCGTACATGATCGAGTTGCCGATGCGGATTGGCGGCGGTCCGATGATCGGGATGGACTGCCGCCACCGGATCAGCGTGCGTTTGCTGACGTTTAGTCTGGTCGCGGCCTCGGTGGTGGTCAGCATGCTGATGCGGGTCATGCCGTGGCCTTGTCCCTGAGCAGCAGCGCGATCTGTTCCAGCTTCGCGGCGACAATCGGCCAGTCGGCCTTCGAGATGTCCGACCAGACCATGCGCGGCCAGTCCGGGCAGATGATGTTCTGGCCTATCTCCACATCGCCGGGCTGCGGCAGGTCGTGGTCCTCGACGTCAAGCGAGATGTGAATCTGCGGTTTCAAAACAGTGGCTCACCTTCATATGCGGTTTGTGGTTTCGTCTGCGGCCGGTATGGCGTGTAGGCGGTTGCCCATTTGCGGAAACTGCGGCAGTCGATGCGCCATGCGCCGGCCTTGTACGCCGGTAGGCCGTCATCGCACAGACTGAGCAGGGCCGGTACGTTCGGCTCCCCGAGCGCCCGGCAGACCTGGAACAGTTCGATGTCGGTGCGCCGGTTGTTGCTTGCGATCCGGTCAACCTTGTCGGCGAATCCCTGCATGAGCATCCTGCGTGATTCGTCCGGATAGTTCAGCACCTCGTGCAGAGATGGTTCAATCCTCGATGACATAGGCCCACATCCCGCACCATTTCGCCAGCACCCGGAGCAGCGACTCGGAATCGTACATCTTGCCTGCGGTGGGTGAGCGGTAGACGGGACTCGGCACGCCCTTCTCCCCGTAGGCCATTCTTAGAGCGGCCTGTAGCTGGTTGTCGTTCAATCCGGACGCCTGCATCAAAGACTGCCGCGAGGTGTTGGCCTTGCACCTGATGTTCTTATCGATCATCGGGAGAGCCATCCGCATCTGCGTCCTCAACTTGTCGGGGAACGTTGCCCTGCTCATTTCCCAATCTCCATTCATTCGTAGCTTTCGGTTGGTGAGCGCTTGAGAGGTCAAGACCTAGAATCTGCTGATGAAAACGCTCGGCCGAGATTCCCCGGCCGGGCCGTCAACAGATTCCAAAGGTCTCGCAGAACGTTTCGGTCGGAGCCGCGCCGTCGATAACAAGAGCGGCCGAAGCCGCCGGGAATGGTCCCCAATCAGGCCACGGCCGAAGCCGTCTATGGTCGCCCGATTCCGCCTTAATCGACGGCCTGAGAGGGTCGGGAGCTAAATTTCGTCTCGCAAATGGCGCGATAGCCACGCGCCTGGCGTTGCCGGTCGCTAACCCGGCTCAGCGGTGGCAGGGGTACGCCATACGCCCCATATGCCGTTCGGTTTTGTCAGTCGTCGTCGGTGAGGAAATCACCCAGACGGACGATCGAGAGCACCAGCCCCAGCATGAACAACACGAAGGGGCTGAGCAGAATCAGAAGAACGAACTTGATGAAACGTTTCACGGTCAATCCTCCTCGTTGAAGCAGCGGTCGATCTGTTTCTCAAGATCGTCAAGCTCGTAGCCGTTGAACGGGACGCGCACGGTGACTTCTGCCGTCTCAACGATCAGCTCGTAAAAACGTTGACTGCTTTTCCTGTCCACACGTTTGACTGTGACGCTCATCACTGGGCTCCTTCCCATTCACGGCGAGCTCGACGCGCGTGCGTCATCGCCTTGTTGATCGCGCCCTTCATCGCCTGAAGGTCGCCCATGTCCAAGCCATCGAACCCGAACGTGCTTCCGGCTACCTTGATGCGGCAGGCGAAGCGGTAGGGATTGCCGCCGGTGCATTCCGACGGGGCGAGGTCCAGCACCTGGAAGTAATTGCTGGCGCATTCCGGATTGAAAACGCTCATTTCACTGCTCCTTGATTCATGGATGGACGGTTAGGCTCCTTCCTCCGCAGCGATAGGCTTGTAATCGCACAAACCAAACCTTTCAAACAACGAAGGAAGGAAGAGTAATGAGTGACGAAAACACGTTCGACTTCGCCCTTTACCTGGGAACGACCACGCCGCTTACCATCACTGGTGCGACGGCCTCCACGGTCAGTGAGCTCTCCGAACGTCTGAAGTCCGGCACCAGCTTCGTCCAGACCGTCAGGTTTCCCGACATGAGCATCCACGCCATCACCATCAACCCCAAGGCCGTTCCGTGGTGGCAGATCGACGCCGGTGACGTCGTGCTTCCCATGCAGATCTTCTAACGCCGCTGGATCGTCGAGCGTGGCCATGACACCACGCTTGACAATCGCGGCCTGCTCTGGCGTCAACGCCTGATTATGGATGTACACGGCGCGCGCATTAAGGACGATGCAGCCCTCGCCAGCCATCTTCACGGATTCAGCCGAGACCACGACAATGGAGCCGGCGGCATCATGGAGCAGCATCACTTCACCTCCAATGGCTCACGGCCGAGCACGAAATCGGTGGAAACGTCGAAGAAGTCGGCTATACGCGACACATCACGCAGTGTGAAGTTCTTCAGGCCGCGAAGCTTGTTCGACAACGCTTGTTCGCTCATTCCCACAGAGTCCGCTAGCTCTCGTTGCGTGACGTGATTTGCACGCAACTTGCCGCGAACCTGCTTGGCGATCGTACGCTGTTCTTGAATTACTAAACTCACAGTGAATTATTTAAGCACACAGGAACCGAGGATAGATAATTTAGGCGTGTCGCACAAACTAAACTAATGGTTTATAATTGCGGTATGTCAACAACTATGATGCCGAAACCGCGACTGGATAAGCAGCAGATTGCGGTGGCAAATATCAAACTGCTGCTGGACGCTTCGCATAGCAAGAAGAAGGATCTGGCCGAATATTTGGGCAAAGTCCCTCAGTCGCTGTCGAAGATGCTTCAGAATAAGCAAACGTGGTTTTTTGAGGATATGTGCCACGCCGCCGATTTCTTCGGGGTCGGCCTTGAGACGTTGGTGAGAACCGATTTAACACCGATGAAGGCCGAGCAGATATTAAAAAACCGTCGTTCCGATGATGGGAACGACGGTCAAGTGGTAGCGGGGCATGGATTTGAACCATGGACCTCTGGGTTATGAGCCCAGCGAGCTACCGAGCTGCTCCACCCCGCGTCGGCTTGCCTTCATTGAGGCAGCTCTAACTACTTTACGGATGTTGGCTAATAAGTCAAATCGGCGTGTCGCATATTGCGCTGCTAGTGAAATCGCATATCCGATAACGCGTTATCCGTTTTTCGTATAACGCTGCGGACCGTCGATGAAAACCGCCGAATACGCCATATCCGGGTCCGCACCATAATAGGAAACATGCCTATCAAGATTCCCAGCGGCCTTCCGGCCAGAGACATTCTCGACTCCGAGCGCATCTTCGCGCTTGAAAAGCCCGAAGCGGAGCGCCAGCGTGTGCGTCCGCTCAAGCTGGTGATCCTGAACCTCATGCCGAAGAAGATCGAGACCGAAACGCAACTGCTGCGTCTGATCTCCAAGAGCCCGCTGCAGGTCGAGGTCGACTTCATGAAGACCTCCACCCACGAGGCCACGCACGTGAGCGCCGACCATCTGGTGAAGTTCTACGAGACGCTCGACGCGTTCAAAGACAACTATTACGACGGTCTTGTGGTGACGGGAGCGCCCGTCGAACACCTCGATTTCGAGCAGGTCGACTACTGGGACGAGTTCAAGCAGATTCTCGACTGGGCATCCACCCACGTCTTCTCCACCATGTACCTGTGCTGGGGCGCGATGGGCGCGCTCAACTATCGGTACGGCGTGCGCAAGGAGCTGCTGCCGGAGAAGCTCTTCGGAGTGTTCCCCCAGTATCTGCAGGACGAATACTGCTTCCTCACCAACGGTTTCGACGAGATCTGCCTGCAACCGCATTCCCGCCTGGCGGGGGTCAACGAGGGTGATATCGCCCATAATCCCGAGCTGCAGGTGCTCACGTGGGGTCCGAAGTCCGGCCCGGGGCTCATCGCCACGCGTGACTTCTCCGAAGTGTTCGCGCTCGGCCATTGGGAATACGGCAAGTACACGCTCGCCGAGGAATACGAGAGGGATATGAAGAAGGGCATGACCAACGTGCCGTTCCCCGAAAACTATTTCCCGCACGACGATCCGAAGCTCGAACCGCTGTTCGCCTGGCGCGCCCACGCCAACCTGCTGTGGCGCAACTGGCTCAACTGGGTCTATCAGACCACGCCATACGATTTGAGCGAAGTACCGCAGCTGCGCGAGGAGAAGCGCCTCGGCACTGACCGTTCGATCCGGCACGAGCCCGGTTCGCCGCGTGTCGACGCGTTCACGCCATTCTCGCACGATGGATACGGTGTCATTCGCGGCTGA